GGGGGATTGGCTCAGCCTGAGCCAATGGCAAACGGCGTGGAGTTGAGGGGGGGATTGGCTCAGCCTGAGCCAATGGCAAAATCCGCCGGGGGGGATTGGCTCAGCCTGAGCCAATCAAATGGCGCGGAGTTGAGGGGGGGATTGGCTCAGCCTGAGCCATACAGTCAGTCTAGTAGTAGTAACTACAGACGGACGGACTCTACAGACCCTGGACTTTTTGAAGTCCGTCCGTCAGAATCTCCCAATGCAAGAGAAGCGCGTCATCCGTCGGCGGCGGCGATCGCAACCGAGATTGAGGCGGCCAGCGGCGAGCGGCCCCGAACGGACGCACTCGTCGACCGGATTCTCAACGTCGGCCAAAAGTTTTCGCTGCCGGAAGAAGCTCTCATCCGCTGGATCTGGGATAAGTGCAACGAAGTTCGAGCGCGCGGCGCCATGCTCAGTGCAGGATTGCTCGGCAAGGCCATCGGGGAAGACATCATCCCCTGGATCAAACTGAACCGGGAGTTCATAGTCCAGTGCCAGCAGCGCGTCGAGCTGGAGCGGCTACGCAAAGCGGAGGTGACGGAAATGCCGGTAAAACGCAGTGCCGAGCGGGTCGAGCCGTCGTGCGGTCCGGAAGTCGCTCCACCGTCTGAACCCGATCCGGTCACGACGTTGCTGTCGGCTGAAGTGGGTCGAGTGCTGGTCAAAACGCGGGCGGCAGCGGCAGCCGTTGGTCCCGTTGCCGCCGAGGAGGCGTGCGATGAACGCGAGGCGTCGCGCAGAGCGACCGCGGCGGCACTGAGGGCGGCGCGGAAAGCGGACGTCGAACAGCGGAAGATGGAATTGCGGCAGAAGGGGCTGCGATGATGGCGCTCACCGAATCGAAGACGTTCGACCGCGAGCAGGTCCGCAACTGGGTGCAGGACGCTTCGAGCCTCGGGCTCGACGTGGAGGATAGTTTGCCGGATGACCTTGTGGCGACGGCGCAGGCGCTCGGCCTGACGCCGGCGGAATTGAGGCTCTGGATCTTCGAGGAAGCGCACCTGTGGACCCCGGCGCACCTGACCACCTGGGCCCGCGCGTACGGCTGCGGGCAGGCTCGCCTGTTCGAGAAAGGCGCCGCGTGACCGCCCGCCAGATCCAGATGGAAGTTTGCACCATTCACCAGATTTCGCCGGAAAAGCTGATAAACGGCGGGAATAAGGCGGAATTTGTAGCGGCGCGCGGCGAAGCGATGGCGCGTTGCCGTGAAGAACTGGGGATGAGCTACACCCACATCGGCCGTTTGTTCCGGAAGCATCACACGACGGTCCTCTACGCAATTGGGAAATATCACGAGAAGCACGGGTTGAACGGGCATCCGAACCCCGATGTCGAGCGCAGTCTGGAGCGCGCCCTGGTCAAACAGGCGCGCGTAATCGCATCGCAGGGCCGCGTGATCGCCGAGCAGGCGAAGCAGCTCGAAGCTCTCGCCGAGGTTGGAGAGCTGTGCGCGCGTGCCGGGATGCACGCAAACGGCCAGCAGCAGCTTTTCCAGGAGAAAACCGCATGATGGGCTATTCGCGCGAAGGCGACGTCGTGACGCTCACGATGTCGGTCAAAGACTGCGAGGCGCTGATGAATTCGCTCGGTATATCGGCGGGGCAGGTGGGGCGCGACCGGGCCGGGCTGAATGCCTGCCTTGCGCTGGCGGATCGCCTGAACGTGGGTAATCCGCAATGGACGCCGCACGGGGTGGGGGCCGACGATGCCGATTCGGAGTGAATACCGCAAATTCTACGGCGCGCCCTGGCGCGCGTATCGAGCCGAGTTGATACGGGTCCAGGGCCCGCGCTGCTCGGTGTGCGGAAAGGAAGTCATAAAATACCTGAATTTGGCCCATCTAACGCACGATCCCCGAAGCTCGGCCGTCGCGCTCATGTGTCCCGCAGACCATCGACGCCACGATGCCCGCCATTCGCGCGCAATTGCCCGCAGGACGCTCGCGAGGCGGTACGGGCAGCTCTGGCTCACCCCTGAGATCGAATGGGCGCCCCTGCCGCTCTGGATGACACCGCGGCGGCTTGTGGTGATCCCGCAACCGGAGCAGGGAAGGCTGTGGGCGGCATGACACCGGAAGAACACCACCAGCGGCATATGCTCCTGCACGCGATGTTCGACGAACTGGTCGCGGATTACTTTTCGGCTAAACCGGGTTCGCTGCCGTCAAAAACCACCGTCCTGGAATTGCTTCAGTGGTCCCATGAGCAAACGATCGAAGTGTGCATGAGCTGCAGATTTTACGGCGTGGCGGTTCACATGATGGGCGGCACGATCCCGGTCATCGTGCCCACTCACGGGAACCAGTGCGGACTCATCACAAACGCGCATTCGCCCTGCGCGATGGAGATGCGCGGCGAGACGCCCGACTGGAAGACGTGCCCGCGCAACCCCGCCAACAACGGCACGGCCGAGGCGAGGCAATGACCGGCCCTTTCCGGATGACCGAGCAGCGGAAGTGCGCGGAGTGCGGTATGCGCTACGACCCCAATCAGACCGAGGCGAAGTGTCCGCACAAGTCGCGCGTCGAGGCGCCCTATCTGGCCGAGCTGCGGGCCCAGGCCACGAATCGCCCGGCAGACGTGCCGCTGATCGTATGGCTGGCGGGTAAATGATGCCAGATCAGGCCAAAGTGCTGCACGCCGAACTCGCCGACGCCACGAAGCTGGTGTGGATGATGCAGCATCACCTGACCGACAGCGGCGGCAATTTTACGGCGGGTCTTGAACAGCTTGCCGCCATGCTGACCGAGCGCGCCGGCGTGATCGAGGGCTTTATCGCGCGGTGGGCCACCTCAGACCCGAATAGCTTGCGAAAAGACTGAATGCCCTGCCACTGGATCAGGTTCAAGGACAAAGACGGTCGCGAACACGTCGCGCACGTCAACATGGCCGCGCCGCGAAAGCGCAGGTGCGCGTTCTGCGGATGCCCGGACGCAAAAGCTCTCTGTGATTACCCGATCGCTCCCGGCAAAACCTGCGATAAACCCTGCTGCTCGAACTGCCGGCAGCACGTCGGACCCGACCGCGATTACTGCAGGGATCACTGGGATTTTGCATCGCGCGAAGCGCAGGGGCGGCTGTTCGCATGAGGGGATTTATAGGCTGTGACACCAGCGACCTCGTGCCGGGCGACGTGATTGTCTGCGGCGACAAACGCATGGTAGTAATCGGCCCCGCCACCGAAGACGCGGCGCGGGCGAGCGCGGAAGCTCTGGGCATCGGCCCGTTGGTGGTGGTGCCCGGAGAGCGCTTTTACGAGGTCGAAACCACAGTTTTGATCCCGGCCGCGGCCAACAACTGACCCGCGCATCGCTTAACACGAATCCCCCTCGCAGAGCTGTGCAAGGATGCGCGGTTTTTCGTTGCATACCCTTGCGAGGGTGGGGTACTCTTGGCTCTTATGCCCAAAACCCTCAGCAAAAAGGAAGTTATCGACGCGCTCGGCAAATCGAAGCGAACCGTCGAAACCTACATCGCCACGGGCCGCCTGCCCTGCCATTACGTCACCGGCGCCAACGGCAGACAGGCCGCGTTCGATCCGGCTGACGTTGCGCGGCTGAAACAGGATCTCGAAACCCCGATGTACCGCACGACGGAAGCCCCTGCGCCTGCAGAAGCCGGCAACGGGCATTCTGCGCCCGGGCTGGCGCTGCGCTCGGCCGATCCGTTCGCCGGGCTCGCGGCGCACCTGGCGAAGCTCGCCGCGGCGTTTCCCTCGCCACCGCCCACCGTGGGCCAGTGGCTCACGCTCGACGAAGCGGCGGAGCGATCGGGACTGCCGAAGTCGTGGCTGCTCGCCCAGGCCCGCTCGGGCGCGGATTTCGCGATGAACGTCGGCTCGCCGAAGAAAGCCGTCTGGCGGTTCCGCGCGTGAAGATCGCGATTCGCGGCTTCATCGGCGGCGTGCAGCAGTTCGACGAACGGCTCGACGTTTCCGAATCGGGCGACGAGCTGGAAGCTCTCGCAGAGAAGCACGCGCTCGCTCTGCTCGCGAAACCGGGCGGCGACAAGCACATGCTCGAAGTCGAGTTCCTCGAGGAGCCAGACCCGCTGCAGCGCTTCTTTCGCTTCGGGACCGACCCGGCGGGCATGGTCGCGCCGATCGGCGTGCGACTTTAAGCCCCTCGAATACCGCAAAGACCGCAAACCGGGGCGGTGTGCCCGTTCGCACGGTTCCCCGCGACCTATGGACCCCCTCGACCCATCGAGCCTGGCGACCAAATCGGCCACGAAGTGCCGTTCGAAGCGGCCAAAAACCCCGTTTCGTGAATCTCCACCCGAAAGAACCGTGCGTACGGTACGCCCTCGGCGCGCTATTCTGGTTTCCCGATGCATATGAACAGTGAGGAGCGATACGGTCGGTTGCGCGTCCTCGGGGTGGCGAGTCGCACGACGGCGGCATCCGGACACAAATATTACAGATGCGTTTGCGACTGCGGGCGCGAGATCGAAGTGCGCGGTACGCATCTTCGCCAGGGGCGCACGACGAGCTGCGGATGCTCGCGTCGCGGCGCTCGGCTCGGCATTGCGAACTACCGCGCTCGCTGTGATGCGGACGAACGCCAGCGCGAAGCGGTCCAGGGCGCGGCGCGTACGATGGCGGCGGCTCGATGGTCGTCGCCCGACGCCGATCGCGACCAGCCGCGTCGGGCTGGCCTTTGGCGCGATCGGGGAGATCCGCCGGCGGTTGCAGTACTGTCAACTCCACCCCCTTCTCCACCCCCGCCACCTGAACGAATTTGTGCGCGCTGCGGATGGGTGCTGATGGACTGGCAGGTTGAGAAGGAGCACGATGCTCTCTGTCTGGCGGTCCATGCGAAGTACGACGGCGATGCGCTGAAAGCGTGCGTTGAGCTGCGCTGTATGTACTCGGAACTGATGGCCCGCGTCGCGGTCGCGCGGCGCGAGGAAGAGATCGCCCGCAAAATGCCCGTAACTGGCGAATGACCGCGAACTGCCTTAATATTGATGGTATTTGACCGCCAGCACCACATGCACCGCCCGCCGGTCGAACGGTAGCCCGTGCCGCGCTCCGCGCGTACGTGGCGCGACCGTGTGCCAGGCTCACGGCGGCTCTGCGCCCCAGGTGATCGCGGCGGCGAAGCGGCGTCTCGTGTCTCTCATCGACCCCGCGCTCGGCGTGCTGGCCCGCGCCGTTCGCCCGCGCCGATCGCCGCATTGGGAACCGCAACCGACCGAGATCGCGGCGGCCCGCGAGGTCTTTCGCCTTGCCGGCTTCAACGTGACCGAGGACAGCAGCTCTGATCCCAACACAGTGCTCTGGGAGGAGTTCATTCAGATCCATCGCCGCGTCGTCGGGCCGAAGAATCAGACCGCCGCGCCCCTGACGATCGAAGCCGAAGCGGTCGCGGTGAAGTGATGCCGCAGGCGGCGCGATCACTCGGCGCTCGCCTGTGGGATTACGCAGTTTTGCACCTGCGTCATTCAAATCAGCAACATACAAGGAAAACCCTATCCATTGCTGGAAAACGCGGCGCATGGCGACGTTGGCGGCGCGAACGCGAGATCATCGCCCTCATGCCGATGGTCGAACGTGTGGCGCGCGACGTCCGATGGATGTTCGCCCCGCACCTGGAGCTTTGCGACTTAACGCAAGCCGGTAATCTCGGCCTCGTGAAAGCTGCGGCTGCGTTCGAGCCGGCGAAAGCGGGCAAGGCCGGATTCGAGTCGTACGCCTACTGGCGCGTTCGTGGCGCGATCGTCGATTCGCAGAAGCGTCGCGTGTATCGCGAAGAAGCGCACGTCTCGCTGCAGTCGCTCGTGCGTGAGGACGGCTGGCTGCCGCCGTCGCTCGATACCGACCGCTCGCCGCTGCCCGACGCCCGGGCAGAAAGCGACCAGATCAGCCGGCTTCTGTTCGAGGCGCTCGACGAACTGCCGGAAATCGAACAGCGCGTTCTGCGCGCGCAGCTCGACGGCCAGCCGGTTCGAGCCGTGGCGCGTACGGTGGGCATGTCGCCGACGTGGACGCGCGGCAAGCTCGCCGAGGCGCGGGCGCTGGTCGAGTCGCGGTTCTGGGAGGAAGGCGCGATTTGAGTAGATGGGGTACGACTGGAAGCGAGATGGCGGGGTATCTGCTGATCGAGTGCCCGACCTGCGGGCAGGAGTCGTACATCAATCACGGCGTGCTGCACGCGCTGCCCGGGCTGAACGTCAACCGCTGCCTGAAGTGCGGAACCGAAGTCACGCTGGTAAGCCTCGATCCCCCCGAAATACGCGTGGTGCGCGTGCGGGAGGACGGCGCGAAATGAGCGACCGGTTCGGCTCGATCCCCGTCGTGTTCTCGCCGTACTGCGAGAAGGGCACGGCGACGTATCTCGATGGTGTGATTTACGCGCACAGCGCCGAGGATCTTGCGCAACTGTTCGAGGACGGATTCGACCGTGGTTTCCTGCTGGCTATGGGTATTCAGCCATGACGCTCGCGCAGCTTTCGCCCGAAGACGTCGCGCTGGTCTATCGCGAGTTCCGCGATCACGCCTCGTTCTGCCGCACGTCGCTTACCGTCGAAACCGAAGACAAGAAGCTCGTGCCGATGGAACTGGGGCCGGGCCAGCTCCGCCTGCGCGAAGCGATAAGGCGCCAGCGCGATCGCGGCGTTCCCGTGCGGCTGATCTATCTGAAGTCCCGGCGCATTCAGGCGACGACCGGCACCGCCGCGGAGTTCTTCCACGCGACCGCGTTCGACGCCGGCGTTCACACGGCGGTCCTCGCCCACGACGCGACCTCGACCGAGAACATCTTCAAGATTTACACTCGCTTTCACAACACCTACAAGCCGTTTGCCGGCGTGATACGCCTGCCGCGTTCGACCCCGCTGGCCGATCGGATCAACTACGAACACGCGGGCGATCCGGAATCGAGCTTCATCCTCGTTAAGACGGCAGGCTCGACCAACTTCGGGCGCTCGTTCCGGCTGACGAACGTGCATTTCTCCGAGTTCCCGTACTACGAACGCCCGCTCGACACGCTCTCGGCGGTGATGGCGGCCGTCCCGAAGCTGCCCGACACGTGCGCTGTGATCGAGGGCACCGCGAAGACGATCGGCGACACGTTCCATCGAATGTGGCAGGCCGCGATGGACCCGGCGACCGAAAGCGAATGGGTCGGGCTGTTCCTGGGCTGGTGGGAGCATTCGGGCAACCGGATGCCGATTCTCGACGCGGAGCGATTCGGCAACAGCGTGACGACCGACGAACGCGAATTGATGGGGCGCTTTAACCTCTCGTTCGAGCAGCTCGCCTGGCGGCGCTGGACGATCGCGAACGACTGCGTAGGCGATCTGACGCGCTTCCAGCGCGAACACCCGGCGACGCCCGAGGAAGCGTTCACCGCCTCGTCGCGCAACCGTTTCAGCGTGCCGCACATTCAACGGATGCCGATCCAGCGCGATCCAATTGCCGGCGAGCTGCACTCTGAAATGGTGGGCACCGAGCGGCGCATCGTGCTCCTTGCCGGCGAACGCGGCGCGGTGCGCATCTGGAAGCGGCCCGAGCGGGGGCGGCTGTACGCGATCGGCGCCGACTGCGCCCAGGGTATCGACGTGACCGAAGGCGACGGCCAGTCCGATCCCGATTACAGCGTCGCGCAGGTTCTCGACCGCGACACGGGCGAGCAGGCGGCGGTCCTGCGCGCTCGAATGATGCCGGGGGAGACGGGGCGTTATATCGCCGCGCTCGGGCAGTTCTACAACATGGCCCAGATCGCCGGCGAGATCAACCCGGGCGGCGGCGGCGTGTCGATGCTCGAAGCGATCATGAACGCCGACTATCCGCGCTCGCTGCTTTACCATCGCGCCGTGGCGGCAGACCAGGACCCCCAGATCCGGAGCGATAAGCTCGGCTGGCAGACTGACGGCGTTTCGCGCGCGCTCCTTATATCGATGCTCGATGAGCTGATCCGCCAGGACGCGATCGCGGTTCACGACGCGGTGACGCAGCAGGAGCTTCTGACGTTCGTAATCAAGAAGACGGGCAAGGCCGAGCATCAATCCGGTTGCCACGATGACACTGTAATTGCACTGGCGCTCGCGTGCGTCGTCATCCTGCGGATGCCGCGGCCCGTCCCGTCGCGCCCGATCGCGCCCCCGGAAATGCGAAGATACGGCGTGCCCGCGCCGAATCCGGACGACCGCCGGCGCGGCGGAACGGTGAGGGTCAGATGAATTTATACATACGCGCCGAATCCGGACGACCGAAGGCGCTGCGGAACAAACGGACGAAGACGCCCGACCCGTTCCCACCGATTCAGTGCGAATGCGGCGAGGTCTGGACACAGGAAATGCATACGGTGTGCCCGAATTGCGCGCGCTGGCCGAAGCGAACGAAAGCGACCGGCGCGGCGGAACTGTGAGGATGCGATGACGGACTTTACGCGAGCGACCGAAGTTACGCCGGCGGTCGAAGAGGCGATCGAGGACGCGTTTGTATACCATTCGTGGAACGAGGAACAGAAGATAAACGGCGTGCAGATCCGCGAGGCGCTGGTCGCGGCGGTGAAGGCCATTGTGCGGTACGCCCCGCCGTGCCCCGACCGCTCGGCGGCGATACGCAAGCTGCGCGAGGCGCGGATGGACGCGAACTCGGCGATAAGTCACAACGGAAAATACTAGAACACGCAGTACTTCAGGGCTTGCGTGCGAAACGACCGCGAGGAAAAAATGAAGAAGTGCCAAAGGCAGGATGGAAAGAACGGCAAATCTCATTTCAATGCGAGTTGTGCGGCAAGCCCTTTTCGGTCAGACCTTCGCGGGTGTCTCTTCAGCGGTCCCGCGTTCGGTTCTGCACGGCGGCGTGCCACAGTGCGGCGAAACAAAAGCGCCACAGCTTTGAGTGTTCCAAGTGCGGCGAGCAGAAAGGTCCGCACGACTTCTTTCGTGATAACAAAAAGGCGCGTGGGTACGTTGCCCGCTGCAAAGATTGTTACGCTAAAGCGCGGCGTGAAAAGCTCGAAGCAAAAGCCAGCGCGGGAAGGTCGACGCATTGCGACATCTGCAGGAAGCCCCTTATTGGGGCGGTTTTCGACCACTGCCACCAGTCCGGAGCTTTTCGCGGATGGCTCTGCGCGAGGTGTAATCTGACTCTCGGCCACGTAAATGACGACACCGATTTGCTGAAAAAGATGATCGCTTATCTGGATGCGAACTCGGCGATCACGCACAACGGGAAGTACTGAGGCTGCGATGACCTCCTGGTTCGACGACTTCGACGACGACTCGTCGCGGACGTACACGCCGCAGACGTACGGCCACTCGTTTAGCGTCCGCAGCGAGGCGCGCGAAGTGTTCACGATTCAGCCGTCATGGTTCGCTCGCGTGTTCCTGCGCCGCAAGCCGCGCGTGGTCGCGCTCGACTACGCCGCTGCGCTGCTCGCCAGGCGGGCGTGGCAGGCCGAACGAAAGCTCGTAGAATCCATCTATCGGGACGGAAAATGAGCGGAACAGCCTGCCGCGTTTGCGGCTGCACATACGAACGGGCGTGTAACCCGCCCTGCGCGTGGTTCGATCCGACGCTTTGCACGTTGTGCGCTCTGGCGGCCGAGGCGGTGCGCGAATGGGCGCGCGCAAGCGTCGAGCCGTCGCTTTCGGCGCTTTTGCGCGAGGCGGGTATGGACCCGCGCCTGATCGACACCAGCGACGCCGAACTGGTAGCGACGATTGACGCGATGCTGAACGAGCGCGCGGCCTTTATCGCCGGCCACGCCGACAGGATCGCCGTGCGCGCGCGGGTCGAGGGCCGCCTGCAGACCCTTTGGCTCTCCGAGCTGCCGCCTGACGTGCTCTTATGCGAGGGTTTCCGGTTGCTTCTGCAGGCGCACGCGCCGCTAATTGCGCAGCCGGTCGAGGCGACGAAGGCGCCGGTGTGACCCGCGACGAACACCTTGCCCTGGCGAAGAAACGCGCACTGAAGCACCTGGAAGCGTGCGAACTGGCCGAAGCCTTCACGTCGATGGGTTCGGATCTAAGCCAGCACGCCGAGCTGCGCGCCATCGGCGAGAAGATGTTCCAGGTTGGGCTGTTGTACGTGATGCAACACGATGAGCGCAACCTGCGCCGCTGGATCGAGGGGTTTAACTGACGAAAGGTGTAGACTGACCGCAGGCAGACTAACCTCCGCAGTCTGCCCTTTGCAGTCCTTGGGATTGGCGCGGCGCGTTTCCGGACCATTTCGCGCCGCGCCTGTTTTTCGGTCGAACGCGGTTGTATATGGCTTCCGCGCTCCGCAAGGCAGACCTCAAACCCGAGCCCGTCGTCCTCGAGCCCGTCTTTCCCCCCAATCTCATCGATGAGTACGGCGATCTCGCCAAGCTGCGCGAGGCGTTCGCACCGACCGAACGCCGGTACAAAAAGGCGCTGGACGCGCTGAAAGAGCTGGTCGACGACGCCCGGCCCGAGGCCGCGTTCACTGCGAAGGGCGAACGCTACACGCTGCAAATCACGGCGCGCGGCATCGAATCGAAGCCGAACGTCGGGAAGGCGCGCAAGCTGCTGTCGAAAGAGGCGTTCATGAAGTGCGTGACGCTCACGAAGGCGGCGCTTGAGAAATTCCTGCTAAAGCCCCAAATCGAGGAGATTTGCGACGAGACGCAGTCGGGGCCGCGGTGCTTCAAAACGATCCCGCTGTCCGAGGACTGAGATGTTCGACTGGAACGCGATAGGGCAATCCCTGCTCGCGGACCTGAAGGCTATCTATCGCGCCATTGGGCTTGGCGGCGGCGCCGGCGTGCTGCAGTTACTCCGGTTCATGCCCGCACCCTACACCGATCAAATCTGGCGCGGCGCGTTTATCGATGCGATCTGGACGCTGGCCGGCAACAGCCGTGCCGGCGAACGGCGCACGCGCGACGGCGCAGTGGTGCCGAAGCCGAAACCGGACGAACCGAAAGACGCGGGCGACACGGGCGGCGATTCGACGCCGCGCTGAACGAGCGCGAACAAAAAGCCTTTCCCGTCCAGAAACCAGAACAAGTCTTTCGGCAGTTTGCCCTGCATAGGCGCCTAAGCATAACAATTTTGCCCTGCATGGGCGCCTATGCATCCCCCGGTTTTTCCGTCGTCACGTGCAGGGTTTTCGCTCCTTCCGGCGGCCCGGCGAAAGCACGTTGCGGCGACCATGCGACGTCGCGGTCGAGCACGCTGCGTATCTCTCGGCCGAGTTTCAGATGCTTCAGGAAGGGGAAGCACCAAAGGCTGTAATAGTTGCTCGGGTCGAGCAGCCGCGAGTCGGCGGGGTATAGCTCGAAGGCTTCGCACTCTTCGCCGGCGAGCTGGTTCTTGATCGCCTGGAAGTCGCGCCAGTCGTGACGCGCCGTGCCGTCATAGTTCGAGATGCCGAGCTGGATCATACGGCGGCCCGTCCCGAAGCACTTGTCCGGCACGTTACGCCGCACGGTGACGTTATACATGTCGTTCGTCCAGATTTCGTCGGGGTCGTCGGGGTGTTTCTTCACGTGGTCCGGAACGCGTTCGAGCGGCTGGAAGACGGCGCTTCGTTCCTTCGCCGCTTCGGGGTGGTTCTTCTGCCAGCGGCGGGAAAGCTCGCCGCGCAGGTCCGCAAGTTCGGCGCGGTCGTAATCGTGCAGCCGCGACTTCAGGAACGCCCGTTCCTCCGCCACCGTCATTTCGCGCATGTTCATCCCGTCGCCGTTTCCATGACGACCTCGACTGCGGTGAAGCGCACGAGATAGATGCGCTTGCCCGACAGGCGCGCCTGCGCGTCCATTTGCGCCGCGATCTCGGGGCGTCCGACCTTCGGGCTGGTCGCGACAATCGGAATCATACCCGCCGGCACAAGACCCTGTTTAATCCCGATCTGGCCCGAGCCCAGTTCGTCTTCGCCCACCCAGGCGAACAGTTCGACGCCCTGCAGCCGCTCCGGAAGTTCAGCGGCCATCAATTCGACCCCGCGCGAATCAGGCGAATCACACCGACAAGTTTAAGCAGCAGTTCTTTCTGTTCCGGATACGCCGCGAGCATCTGTTCCAGCTCTTGCGCCTGTTCTCGCGTGAATCCGACCAGTCGCCCGCTCGCGTCTATCGTGTGGACGCACGAACATTTGTCACACACCATCGGATCGCCCGGCTTCGGCTTCTTCTCGGCCTGAACATTGGAGACGGCGAACACCTCGCGACCGCAGCCCGGACACGCCAGCTTCTTCTCGGCCGGGTACGTTGTCACAGCGGATCAATTCCCTCGTTCAGCGCGAGCGCAAGCCACTCGTCGATGTCGGCGACCGTTACGATCCGGCCCGCGCGCTGGCGAAGATCGCGCAGCCGGGCGCGGTCTATGAATCCGGCCGCGCCATTCGCGTCCCAGATGCCCGACCCGATCCACTGGCACAGATACGCCCGCACGAGCGCGATCTGGCGCAGCGTGAGCGTCTCGCGCTTCAAATACGCCTCGACGGCGGGTTTCAGCTCGCCGAACGCTTCGTGCCTCCAGAAGCCCGGCAGACGTACAACCGCTTGGATCGTGGGGTTCAACATGGAGATTCTAGCGCGATGACGCCTTCTTCCGGACCCCGCTGCTCCATCGCCGCGCCCTGCTCGATCAGGTCGCGCCCCGCTTTATCGTGGACCGTCATCGCCGTACCGGCGCTGTACACCAGCTCCCCGATCTGCAAGTCGCGTTTGAGCACTATGACCACGTTCCGATGGAGATTCTAGCGCGCCGGGGGCGAATAACACCGTGTGACTCCTTCCAACGGCGTGCCCGCGCCCGACGCCGCGGCGGCCCCGGCGCCGTCTCAGAACACGCCGCCGCCGCAGAAGAAACAAGGCCAGAAGTCGTACCAACTGAAGTGGCCGGCGGCGGAGATCTCGCGGATCGCCTCGCGCGTCCGTTCCGATTACCGGAACGCGATCTCGGACCATGACCGCCGGATACGGCGATGGGTCGAGTTCTACCGGCGCTGGCGGTGCGCCGTCGACGCGCCGCTCATGGGCGAAGAGGACGCCTCGAACCTGCCCGTCCCCTACTGCCGCTGGAACGTGTTCACCAAATGGGCGAAGGAGATGGACGGCCTGTTTGGCGACGACGCCGAGATCGTCGCGGTGCCGGTCGGCCCGTCCGACTACCGCAAGGACAAGAAGATCTCGCGGTACATGACCTGGCGGGTTTTCAATTCGATGAAGCTGCTGAGCCCGTTCTGCGTGTTCGTGCTCCGGAAACTGATCTTCGGCAAATCGATCGCCTACTCGCCCTGGAAGCGCGACACGTTCGAGGTTGCCGGCCAGACCGTCGTGAATTACGAAGGTCCGGAATTTACGCCGCTGTGGCCCGACGACTTCATCGCGCCCGCCGAGGACGTCGAGACGCTGCACGATTTTTCGTTCGTCATCCGCCGCGTTCGCGTGACGCCCGACCAGCTCCTCGTGGGCGAGCAGGAAGGCCGCTACCAGGGCATCACCGAGAACTGGGAAACGATCGTCAACCTCGCGCAGCACGGCACGCAGCGCGAATTTCAGGGTGAGGAAGTCAAACGCGAGAAGGACGACGCCGAAGGCGTGGTCTACGAACGCCCGGTGTCGTCGGGCGAATGGCTGATGGTCCTCGAATGGTACGGGAAATGGCGCCCGCTGAAGGGCGCGCAGGACGCAAACGAATGGGACTTTAAGCTGCGCCAGATGCGCCAGAAAGAGTTCGTCATTCGCTACCTGCTGGACCTGAACCTCGTTATCGGCGTGCAGTCGCTCGAAGAACTGTACCCGACGATGAAGAACCGGCGCCCGTTCGTCGAGTCGTCGATGTGCAAGGACGGCACGTACTGGTCGCCCGGCATGTGCGAAATGCTGATCGACCTTGAGGACGAGCTAAAGGTCAATCACAACCTGGGCACCGAGGGCGCGCAGCTCGCAACGAGCCCGCCGGTCGGCTACCGTCCCGCGTCGGGCGTCACGCCGGAAACGATCATTCTGAAGCCGGGCCTCGGCATCCCGCTCGACAATCCGCAGACCGATATCGTTCAGCTCAAATACAACGTCAACCTCGAAGCTCTGACCTGGAAGGAACAGTCGATCCTTTCCTTTGGTGAGAAGCTGACGGGCCTTTCCGACCTGCAGCTCGGCCGCCAGTCCGATCGCCCGAACGCGCCACGCACGGCGACGCAGACGGTAAAGCTGCTCGAAGAAGGCAACGTCCGGATCTCGCTCGATACGAAGGTGCTGCGCGAAGACATGGCGCTCGTGCTCGGCCACTTCTGGGAACTGGAGTTCATGTTTTCGCCCGAGCAGACATTTTTCAGGGTGACTGAGGAGGACGCGGGCGGGTTATTTGAAACGCAGAACGGCGCCGCCGCGATCACGATGGAGGACCGCGACGGGCGCTACGACTTCCGCCTCGAATTCGCCGGCAGCGTTTGGTCGAAGGAAGTCAAAAAGGAACAGGCGCTCGCGCGCTACCAGCTCGACCTGCAGAACCCGCTCATCGTTCAGAACCCCCGCGCGCTGTGGGCGGTGACGCGCGACGCCCACGAGGCGCTCGGCGATCCCAACTTCGCCGATCTCGTGCCCGAGCCGCCCGCGCCCGACATCCCGATCGACCCGCGCGAGGAATGGACGCGGATGCAGGAAGGCGAGGACGTCCACGTCAACCCGATGGATAACGACCAGGTCCACATGATTCGGCACTTCCGCGACTGGCAGGAGTCGCAGGCCGATCCGAACCGCGATCCGGAAGCCGAGCGCGCGCTGCACTCGCACTATCTGAACCACATGGCGCAGCTCCAGCAGAAGAAGCTCCAGCAGGCCGTCATCGAGCAAACCATGCAGGCCGCGGCGCAGTCGTCGGGCGGCGATCCGCTGCAGTTTTTGCATGGGCTTTTTGGGAATCCGCCCACGCAACCCGCCGGGAACCCGCAGGCTACCGGGCCGAACATCTACAGCGGCCACCAGGCGAACGAGAGCCTGCACGGCGCTTCGTAAAAGGAGAAACCAATGCCCAAATTTCTGGAAGAGAAACTGAAAAAGGAGTACGGCGCCGATTCGTCGATCCCCTACAAAATCATGAACGCGCAACACCTGATGCGCGGGAACAAGGAAACCCCGAAAGGCCGCGCGGCCGAGGCGAAGCACGAACGCGACGCCCGCGCCGCGCGCCCGGCGAAAAAGTAACGCGCGGTCAGTTCTTCGACGCCTTCAGGAACTCGCGCGTCGCCATCTGCGCGGCTTCGACTTCCTTCATGACGCGGTACGCCTGCTCGATATCGTCAAACCTGGTCGGTTTGTCCTCGTACCAAAGTTCTTCGCTTCCGCACAGGTCGCAGAGGCGATTTACTTTGCCGGCCTTGACCAGCCCATCGCCCATCGATCGCATGTAATCGCTGGCGTTTTCCTCGGTCAGCGTAACCTCGCCCGCGTCGCTCGGCTCGTCCGGGTTCTTTGGGCCAGTGGTGCGGTCTGGCTGGTAGGCGAACGCCAGTATGCAGTGGCGCGACGGGCAGAGGCACTGAACGATGCGGACCATGCGTTTGAACAGTGTATCGCCCCGGCGTCGAATAACCCCGTGTATGGCCTGCAAACCTACCCCCTCATTCAATAAGCTGATCGCGGCGCGCGGCGGCGGCGGCAAGACCGCAAAGACGCCGCCGCGCAGCGCGCCCGCCCCGCCGATGATGCCCATAGCCCCCCTGCCCAAAGGCGGCAAGCCCGGGAAATGAGGCTAATCACCGACCACATCGTTCCCGGCGATTCCGCGAGTCACCAGGTAAAGGTCATCGTTTCGGATGAGCCGGGCGCGGGCGGCGCCTGTCATGCGTACGCGATCGCGTGGCCTGGGCCCGTAGCCGGCGGTCCTGACGAAGCCTGTTACGTCCACTTTCAGGAAGGTCCGATCAAAGAGCACGGCGTTAACGGTGTTACCCATGAAGCCCTGCTTGCCATCGTGATTGACCGGCTGAAGTGCTTTCAGGCGGGACCGTACGCCTGCGGCGCGAACGCAATCGCGCTGAGCAGTTGTGAGGAGGCGCTTCGTCAGCTCCAAAAACGAACCCGCGAGCGTATCGCCAGGGGCGTCGAAGGGACGCATCAGGCGTAAGTGCAAAGTAAGGTCATTCCAGTCGCCGATCCCCCGGACGCGCTCGACCGCGAACGCTTCGCCGATATGGTCGCGTCCCCGCCGTTTCAGACGCTCGAATCGCGCATCCGCCAGGAGCTGGAACGCTACCGCGGCGAGTGCGAAAAGCGCGACGGCGTCGAGCTGCACCGCTCGCAGGGCGCGGCGGCGGCGCTGCGCGTCGTCCTCGGGCTTCCGGCGGCCATGCTGAAGGAAATGGACAAACCGCTCCGGTAAGTCGAATCGTGACGTATGAAGGATTTCATCGTCACATCGAAGGGCGCGGTTAACGTCGCCCATGTCTCGTTCGCCGCTTTCCAGCCTGATGGCGGAATCGCGCTCCACGTCGGAAGCAACGTGCTTACGTTCGACGCCGGCTCGGAAGACGCCAAAACACTGAACAGTCATTTCGAGCGTCCGGAGCCCGCAGCGCCCGAAGAAGCCGAAGGCGATAACGCGAGGACGCCGAAGAAACGCCGGTGAACGTCCCCGACCTGATCTCGGTTCGCTGTCACTATTGCTCACGCTGGCTCGCCGCGTCGCGGATTCATCGCATCGCCGGGCACGCCCAGGCGATCTGCGACGACTGCTTCGACTGGCACAACCGGGCGCTCGAATTCCTCGCCGGCGGCCCTCCCGCCGGCTGCCAGCACTGCATGGCGACCTGGGAAATTCTGCGCGATCGCGCCCCGGGCGCGGCGGTTCGCCTTTACGTCGTCCCGCGCGATGGGATTTACCAGATGCTCTGCTCGAACTGCGTACAACCCTACATCCAGAAGCGCAAAGACCTCTACAAAGACACGGCGTTTGGCGCTTCCCTGCGGCTGTGAGTGTGCGAGCAGCCTGAAACCGTCGAAATCAAGCGTTGTTAGCGCAAACTCTGACGCCTATGCCTGAAACCACTGAACAAACGACGTCGCCCGAACTGGCGGCGCTGCAGAAAGAGATTAACGACCTGAAAGAGCAGGTTGCCGAATCGAACCGTACCGCTCAGTTCTGGGCGGACAAAGCCAAAGCGACCGCGGCGACGCCCGCCTCGCCGCTCCATCCCGACGACGAAGAAGAAGACGACGAAACCGACGTGCTCGAAGCGATCACGACGAACGGCGTCAAGGGCTTCGACTCGCTCGCCGCCAAACGCGGCTACATGAAGCGCGACGAAGTCGAGAACCTCATCAACCAGCGGGCTACCGTCCTGACCAAAGAGCAGGATCTTCTGAACGAGTACCCGGACCTGAAGAAGAAGGATTCCGAGTTCTTCAAAGCTACGGCGGTCAACTACGGCGCGCTGGTTCGCTCGGGCACGCCGAACGCGGTCGCGATGGAGCTGGCGGCCAAACAGACCGAACTGGAATTTCTGAGGTCCGGAAAAATGAAGATCCCCGGCGAAGCCGAAAAAGAACGGCGCGAAGCCGCCCGGCTCGAACGCGTCGCGGCGCAGTCGGGCGAGAACGGTCGCAGGCCTGCGCCCGGCTCGGACGAGACGGACACCGAACTGACGGTGCAGCAGAAGAAGATCGCCGACGCGATGGGCGTTTCCTATGAGGCATACGCCAAACGCGCCCAGGCCGGCGTGGCGATGAGGGG